GATCGTCGCCGGCAGGGGGAGGGGGGTCACGCGCTCGGTCAGCCCCAAGTGCACCATGTTCGACAGAAACAGCTCGTGCAGCCGAGGGTAGCCCGCGTGCAGCCGCAGCGCCTCGTGCAGCCAGCGGTTGTCGCCGTCGTGGCGCGCATAATTCTCGTGCGACCCGAGCCAAGTGTCGATGCACAATAGGCGCGCGTCTAGCCCCAGGCGCTTGCAGATCGCCATCATGTTCGCCGCCGAGCGCCCCTTCCAAGAGCCCACCTCGATAATGGTCGTGGGGCGCACCGCCGCCAGGACCTGCTCGAACATCGGGTCGTCCGACCCCCAGCCCTGCAGGTCGTGCTCGATGAGCTTCGCGCCTGAGTACGGGTCCACCAAAAAGAAATCCCGCCAGTTCATACCACCCCCCGGATCTGCCGCTTGACCGCCTTCTGCCATGTCGGCGCGTACACGCCGCCGCCCGTCGCCGCCTCGCTCGCAAAGGTCAGCACGAACGCGTCCGCCACATCGGGCGACGCTAGCCCCCTGCGCTTCATGTCGTCCTTGCCCTCGAGGCGCAGCTTACCGTTCGACATGAACGAGTAGCGCGGCGAGGATAGCTCATTCACCAGGCGCTCGTCGCGCGGCAGCTTGCAGTCGCGCGCCTCAAGCCACGCCTTCGCCTTGCCCCAGAGCTCCGCGCGCAGGTTCATGTACTGCCCCTTGAAGGCCGGCGACTCGCCGACGTTGATCCCGCGCGCCGGCAGCTTCAGCTCCCGCAGCCGGTCCACCACGCCCGCGCCTAGGCCGATGCTGTCCACCAGGATCTCGACCGGGCGGTCGCGGTGGTCGGTGCTCTCCCACTCGTGCATCACCGCCCCCGTCAGCGCCATCAGGTCGAGGCCCTTCCAAGTCTTCACCGGCGCCACGACCACATTCGCCTGGCGCTTGCACAGCGCCGAGGAGTCCGCGCCGAAGCGCGCCACGTCGAGCCCCCAGAGCACCGGCGCGCTAGGGTTCTGCACCACATCCCGGTCCACCGCCGACTGGGCCAACTCCAGCCCGATCAGCGTGTCATCGTCGGCCACCGGGAACTCGCCAAGCACGCGCACCCGGTAGGCGTTGCTGCCCTCGCCGTACCGGCTCGACATCTCGGCGACGTACTCGGGCGACACCCGGGGCGAGTCGAGGCAGCTCACGTGCAGGTTCCGCCACTCGCCGGCCAGGCGGTGAAAGGTGTCGTAGAAATACCCCTGCGTCCGGGTGGGGTTGCCCAAGAGCAGCGTCGTGGCGTTGTGGCCGGACATCGAGCCGCCCGCCGACTCGAAGACGGCCTCGGATACGCCCGGGGCCTCGTCCACCACCAGCAGCACATACTCGGCGTGGATGCCCTGCAGGGCGTCCGGCTGCTCCGCGCGGCTGGTGCGCGCCGAGATGAAGGCCTCCTCCGGGCTCGCCTTCAGCTCGATGCGGTCGGACTTGATCTCAAGCAGCTCGGCCACCGCCGGCGGCAGGAGCTTGGCCCAGCGACGACACTCGCCGAAGAGGGCGTCGAAGAGCTGCGAGGCCGTGGGGGCCGTGACGACCACTTTCACCGGCACGCGGGTGAGCATGAACCAGAGCATGGCCCACGAGGCCACGGTGGACTTGCCGGTGCCGTGGCCGGAGCGGACGCTGATCTTGCGCTCACCGGCCGCCAGAAGCTCTAGGAGGCGACGCTGCCACGGGTCGGGGGTTACGCCTAGGACCTCCTCCACGAAGGCCACAGGGGCGGCGTGGTAGCGCTTGACGAAGGCGAAGTACGGGTTCTCAGAATTTTTCATACGGTCCGTGTGGGGTTACGCAAACGCCGACCCCCCGCCGGGGGCCACCCGCCGGGGGGGGTGTTGCGGGGGCGCAACAAGTGGCGCCGACGCAACAAGTGGCGGCGGCGCAACAGATGCGGGAACCCGTTGCGAATCAAGCACTTACGCGCGCCCCGTCGTCGAAGGGGGGAGTCTGTCCGCAGGGCGGTCACAATCGCCCCGATTTAACATAATGGGTGTTATACGCACTACGCGCCGCAACCCCTTGCGAATCAAGCACTTGCGCCGTGCGTGCGCTTGCGCATCTGCGCCCGAGCGCGTGCTGATCGCCAGGCCGTGAGTTATCCACAGGTTATCCACAGGTTATCCACAGAGTTATCCACAGGCCGGTCTTAAGAATCGCGCGCAGGCAGACCGTCGGACGACCCGTCCGACGTCAGCTTTTCGGGTTCCTGCACGCTCACCGTCCGCATCAGGTCGCGCACCGCCGCAAGGTGCAGCGCAGTCGTGTCGGTGATGCGCACGTCGCTCTGGATCTTGTTCCCCCAGCGCCTCGGGTCCATCCGCTCGGCCAGCCATTGCCTCGCCCCCATCGCAACCTTGGCGGCGTTCGGGTCCATCTGCTCCTGCTCGACCTTCTCGGCCAGAGCCTCGATTCGCTCGGCGTTCAGCAGGGCGCGCGCGTTGCGGACGATCTCGTAACGCTCCATCAAGGCCGGGTCGGACTGCATCTTTCCCCAGAGGATGGCGAACGGAACCTCGCTGCCGCTGATGAAAGACCGAAGTGAGTGCCCATCTGCAAGGTGAATCCAGAGCTGCTCCCAGAAGTCCGGCGAGCTGATGATCTGGTGCGCCTTCTCGCGGCGCTCTCGCTTTCGTGGTGTCCCTGCCATTAGTCGCTCACATGCACATAGGTGCTAACGTCTTCGTAGTCCATGTCATACCCGTCCACCGGCACCACGTCGAAGTTCGACCAGCGCCGCTTCATGGGTTCCGCTCGCTCCTGTCTGCCAGTTCGAGGCGCAGGCCGATGCTTGACCTCCTCAGCATAGATCCGTCGCCATAGCTTCTCAGCCGTCGTGAACCGATGGCCGCAGGTCAGGCACTCCCGCCTTCTCCTCGCCTCGGTCGGGAACTGGTAGACCTTCACGACCTCGCTAGGCTTGGAGCACTTCGGGCACTTCATCGTTCGGGCAGCTGCGGCTTGACCAGGTTCAGCCAATCGTCGAGGCGCTGGATGACCAAGAACTCGCGCTTGTCGCCTCGGCACACGACCGCCGGGATCTCGTAGGGCGCACACGCAGCGGTGGCCTGGTCGACCCACTCGTAGACCGCGATGGACTTCCTGCGCTTGACCTCGAGCACCCACCGAGCGAGCCGGATATCAGCCCCGCCGTCTCTGGCCTGGCCCAAGATTCGATTGGTCTGCCACCCCGTCGAGTCGGTGATGATCTTGCATACCTCTCGCTCGGTCTCGGCGCCTCGTTGTCTCTGTCGCTTGCCCATCACCACCTCGCGGTCAGTCGCCCCAAGTCTACCGCATGACAGAGGCCGGCAATCAAGGGGCGCAAGTTCCGCAACATGGCGCGCGCGCGTTTCGCATCCCTTGCCTGCTGACGCCGACGCTCGATGTTCTTGGCGTAGTAGGCCCGATGGTAGGCCGCTCTCGTAGCGCCCGGGTCCCAATCGTCCGGCTCCCTCGCGTCATCGACCGCGGCGCCGACGATGAGCCTCACCTGGTTGGCCTCGATTCTCTGTCGCGCCATCTCGCTGATCTGCTCAACCGTGCGCGCCTTCTTCCGGTTCCCCTCTCGATGGTGCCGGTGAGGAAGCCCGCCGGTGTTCTCGGCCAGGCAGACCGGGCAGAGCTTAGGGGCGCTTCTGTTCATCGGCCACCTTCCAGAGCAGGTTGATGGACGGCTCCTTGCCGCCCCGATCGTTCTCGGCGAGCTCGACGGCCTCGGCGAAGGAGGGAGCCACGCCAATCCATCGCGGGATGACCTTGCCGTTCGCCCCCATGCGCCAGACGACGTACTCGACCTTGCCGCCGATCCGCTGCCCCCGGATACAGAACCGGCCGTCGGTCGAAACCTTGTCCCAGAACACGTCGTCCATCCACTCGAGCGGCCCGGTATGGTTGAGGTCAATCTTCTGCTGGGTCACGCCGGCCACCTCGGGTCGGTGCCGACCTCGCCCTTGGCGTCCTGGTAGTGGACGACCTTGGCGCCGAAGTGAGCCTGCAGGGTCTTGGCGACCTGGAACCCTTCCTGTCCCAGTCCCTCGACCATCCGCCGGGCTAGTGGCGTATCTGCGCTATGTTGCGACAAAGCAACACGGCGCAACGGACTTGTCTTGTACCTCATGCTTCCTCCGTGTCTGAACCAATGTCCGGGTCTGTCCGGATGTCCGGGTGCTAAGCACACCCGGACATATCCGAACAATTTGACCGTTCGGAAATGTCCGGATTGGACAAATCCGGACAAATCCGAACATCACTCATTTGCGAGCCTCGAACCGCCCACCGTGCCCGTCATAAAGGGCGACATGACCAGCTTTTCGACCGCCTCGTGGACAGAAGAGCGGGGTAGCCCGCACTCCTTGCCGATCTGGCGGAGCTCCTGCATGGTCCAGACAAGGGGCGTCTCAGACCGCTTCTGACGCTCCCGGAGGGCGAATAGGAGGGTGCGCTGCGACTTGCCTTGCGGCGCCTGGGCGCTGATGGGGCGCTCCCCCTGCGCCACACTCTGTCGCATGACGAGGCTGGTCAGCCGCTCGCCGTACCGGTCGGCCGCGCCCAGGTCGATGACCTCGGCCTCGTACGCGAGGTTCGGGAGTTCGCCGGTGTCCTTGAAGCGCTGACGGGTGACCTCGACGTGGGTGTTCGGCTGGGCGGCGCGCTTGACGATGAACTCGCTGTCCGGGTTCGCCATGAGTGCGGAGGCGCCGCGCGGGCGGTCGGCGTCGCCGTGCCCGGAGTGCGCCACGATCAGGACGGAGGCGTCGTATCGCTCGCGGATGAACCGAGACACGGCGGCGAGGTAGGCGGCGACCTCCTGGTTGCTGTTCTCGTCCATGCCGGCGGAGAACTTGGACAGGGTGTCGATGACGACCAGCGTCGGCCGGATGCCGGCCTTGTCCATGGCCTCGACCAGGAGTGCCATCTCCTCGTCGCGGTTGAGGTTGAGGGGGCGCTCGAGGGCGAGGATGGGCAGGCTGCGCAGGTCTTGGCCGCCGCCGAAGGTCTGCATCCACGCCTTGACGCGCCGCCCGAGGCCGCCGCCCTCGCCGGAGAGGAGCGCCACCGGGTTACCGGCGACGGCGATCCGCATGGCCCAATCCAAGGCTATGAAGCTCTTGAAGCTCGCGCGCGGACCCGCCAGAACCGCCACGACCTTGGCCTCGATGACGTGGTGGAGGAGCCATTCCGGCTCGCGGTTCTCCTCCACGATGTCGGCGACGTGGCGCAGCTCGACGCGCAGCCCGGGCGTGGCACCGCTGACGCCGCCCGTCAGCATCGTCGCGTCGGGCTCGTGGCTGCGGGTCATGCCATGCGCCTCCGGCGCGTCCTGCCACGCCTCGGGTGGCGGCATGTCTGGCAGGTCTGCCGGCGGCTCAGGTGCGCTGATGCGCACGTCCGGGACGGTGCCGCCGAACTTGCGCACGGCGCTGGCGGCCATCGGCTCGATGCGCGTGCGCAGGTCGATGCCGTCGCCGTTGAGGCTGGTGCCGTTGGCGAGCAGGTCGTCGAGCGCGGCCACGATGTCGTCGTAGGGCATCCCGCGCGCGGCCCAGCGGGACGAGAGCTTGAGCATGGCCTCGTAGCGGCCCTCGCCGCGGTTGAATGCTTCGAGGAGCTGCTGGTTGCTGCGGGTATCGCGCCCGGTCTTGGGGTCGGTGCCTTGTGCCTGGTGGAAGAGCGGTTCGAGGTCCACGGCCTGATCGACGCAGCGGCCGTGCGTCTCGAGGAACTTGTACCGTGCGCCGCGCACCTGCCCGAAGTAGAACGACTGCGAGAGCGTGAAGGATTCGCGGGAGGCGATGCCGCCCAGGGCGCGGTTGGCGCGCGCGACGAAGGTGGCGCGCTGTGCCGGCAGGGCGGCCTCGGAGAGCGGCAGGATGGCGCGCCAGCGTGGTGCGCCCTCGGTGTAGGACGCCGAGGTGTAGATGACGGCGGTGAGCCCGGCGGCCTGTAGACGCGCCTGCCCTTCCTCCGGGGTGACCACCTCGCCGTCGTAGTCCACCTCGACGCCGTGGACGCGCACGACGTTCCCGGCGTGGCGGAGATACCCCTTGTCCGAGAGGTTGTCGCCGTACTCGCAGAGCGAGAGCAGCGGGCAGGCCGCCTTCGACATGTAGGCGGGCGGGTTGGCGAGGGTGCGGACGAGCTCGACCCAAGGCGCGTCGGCGTGCTCGGTCTTGGCCTTCGGCCACACGTCCGGGAAGACGGTGTAGGTGATGAGCGGGCCGGGGTCGCCGGCGCGGGTGATGGTCTTGGTGGTCAAGCTCGCGCTCCTTTCCTGCTGTTGCACGACCGGCACAGTAACTGGTATGTGGCCCGGCTGGCGTGAAACTCCAGCCATTCCGTGAATTGCTCGTGCTCCAGGCACGCCCCGGCGCCCTGCACTTCCCGCGTGCGCAGCGGACCACGCTCCTCGAGGAATGCTGCCGCGATGTTGATGAACGGCGGTTCCTTGTGATCGACGGTCAAGTCGTCAGCGCCGCCGCACGCCGCGCAGGCTGTCGCGCCAATGAGATCGCGCGCGGTGCGCAGCTCCTCCGCGATGGCAGTGCGCAAGGTCTTAATGTCCCTGTTCCGGCGCCGCGCCAGTTCGCCAGCTTCGGGGTCACGAGCATAGAACAGGGTCAGGGCGTTGCGCCACGACCATTGAGATGGCTCCGACTCTCCCGGCCTTGCGGCGTGTAGGTGCCTGGTGTCGCTCGGGAAGGCGACATTCCTGCGCCGAAATACCGCGGCCAGTTCCGAGCCGGTCAGGCGGCAAAGCTCCTCCCGATCTGCGTCCGACCATCGGGCATCGTAGGGCTGACGGTCTATCAGTTCCCTGATGGCCGCTGTGGCTGCCGCCTTCGATGGCCGGGTCATGGGTAGAGATCCGGCCGCAGCTTCTGCCTGGAGACGCCGCTCGCGGCCTCAAGCGCTATCGCCTTGAGGGCTGGGACTTTCCCGCGCCTCGTCCAATCATGCACTGCCTGCTGAGTGACGCCGAGCGCCTTGGCGGTCGCCGTCTGTCCGCCGAGGATGTCCACGGCGTGGAGCAGGGCTATGGTCTCTGGTCTGGGCTTTTTCATGGCCGACAAGCCTAGTTTGTCAGCCCTTCGCCGTCAACCGAAAAATATTTACAAAGGGGGCTTGTATCCTGTCCCGGCCTGTGCCAGTATCCTTTCCACGGGCGGCGATGTTGCCGACCGGAAGCGATAGAAGGAGACGCATCATGGTTTATATCAAGCATGGCCGCAGCGTTAAGCAAGCGGAATCGGTTGAAGCGGTTGCTGTGTGGTGGGACGACTACCGCGACGCGCTCGTGATGAACGGCGGCGGCGGTTCGCGTGCCCTTGGTAACGGCGTCACGGTCTACGCCGACCGCGCTTGCACAATCGAGGTCGGCAGGGTGTCCTACAACGGGCGCATTTGGCCGGTGCAGGTGGCCGCATGAGCGCCTTCGACATCTTCTACGTCACCGTCGTGACCATCGGCATGGCGGCGTTCTTCCTCGCCATCGGCGTCTGGATCTTCACCCGCCCGCCGCCGTGGAAGCACCGCAGCGACCGCCGCGAGCGGCTGCCAAACCCCAACTGCCGCGCGCGCGTCGTGCAGCCGCACAAGTATTCGCGGTGGTGGGTATGAGCGCCCCGGTCGATAACTTCTACAAGAGCCTTGAGCGCACGATGGGCCTGCGCGTGGACGCCGCGAGCGTCACCGCCCCGACCCGCGCGTGCCTCGTCGGCGTCAGCGTCGGCGAGTTGGCGCAGGCGCTGCGGTTCTCTGGGCTGTCCATTTTTACCGGCCACGACGGCGTGGTCGAAATCCGAAGAGTCGATTCAACAACCCAAGAAGGAGAGAAGCGATGAGTCTGTTTGTTAGCGCCGCCTCTGGCGGCAACTTCGAGCCCCGCAAGCCCATCGAGGCGGGAGCCTATGCGGCGATCTGCGACATGGTGGTGGACGTCGGCGTCCAGCCGTCCCCGGGCGGCCAGTTCGCGCCGAAGCGCACCGTCGTGCTGCGGTTCCAGATCCCGGAGATCCGGGTCGAGATCACGAAGGACGGCGAGACGAAGAGCCTCCCGGCGGTCATCAGCCGCACGGTGGGTCTGAGCCTCAACGAGAAGAGCACGCTCTACGCGCTGCTGACCTCGTGGCGCGGGAAGGCGTTCACGCCGGAGGAGCTCAAGAAGTTCGACCTGGGCAAGATTGCCGGGAAGCCGGCCTTCATCAACGTGACGCACTCGGTGAAGGGCGACCGGACGTATGCCAACCTCACGTCCATCATGCCGCTGCCGAAGGCGATCCCGGCGCCGGCGCTCGAGGGAGAGGCGCTGGTGTACTCGACCGACGCGCCGGACGGGGTGATCTTCGACAAGCTCCCGACTTGGATGCAGGACAAGATCGCCGCGCGCATCGTGGACGCGCCGAAGGCGGCCCCGAAGCCTGCCGCGGCGCCTGCCGTGCCGGCGTCGGACTTCGCCGACGACGACCTGAGCTTCTGACCATGCCCACCCCGAGACAGGGTTACAAGGCAGCCGACGGGAAGAAGATCCCGTCGGTCACCACGGTCCTCAAGATCAAGGACCCGGGCGCGCTCATCAACTGGGCGTACAAGCAGGGCCGCGAGCACGGGCTGCTGGAGGGGCAGGGCAAGGACGCGCCGGGCGGTCTGTACGAAGGGAACGACATCCTCGCAATCGGCACCTGCGTCCATAGCATGTGCGAGGCCTGGGTGAAGGGCGGGAACCCGACGGAGGTGCTGGAGCAGAGCATCGCCGCCGAGACTGTCACCGACCCGGTGTCGTTCCGCGCGCGCGCCTCGTCGGCGTACTCGGCCTTCGAGTTCTGGTGCAAGGGCACGCAGCTCGAGATCATCGACTGCGAGGTCAAGGTCATCAGCGAGGCGCACCGGTACGGTGGCACCCTGGACTTCATCGGCAGGCTCGACGGCAAGCTCGTGCTCGGGGACTTCAAGACCTCGAACTCGGTCTGGCCGGAGATGCTGTGCCAGTTGGCGGCCTACGCCAAGGCGTACGAGGAGACGACCGGCAACCGGATCGACGGCGGGTACCACCTGCTGCGGTTCAGCAAGGAGAACGGTGACTTCGGCCACCACTACTACCCGAGCCTGGACGACGACGCCTGGCCGGCGTTCCTGCACCTGCGGGCGCTGCACGATCTGAACGAGAAGCTCAAGAAGCGCGCGGCGTAGGACTATCCCCCCTCGAGTCTGGCGAGAACATTCCCCGGAGCCCGGCCCCGTCCAGACAGCCGGCACTTTATGACGCTACACACACACGCCGGCCCGCTGCCCGCGCATCAGTATGTCTGGATCGACGCCGACGCCATCGGCAAGCACGAGCCGCTGCGCGCGGTCTGGTTCGGGTTGACCTCGTGGCCCGGCCGCGCGTTCGGCTGCCATGTGCTGCTCGAGTGCGGCGCGGTCTACCGCAACGTGCCGCTGCATCAGCTCGCCGCGGTCAAGGACGCCCCGCCCTGGGAGCCGTGGCAGGCCGCGACCTGGGACGCCTACGGGTGGCAGTTCACGACCCTCGAATATCCGTACCTTTCCTCCATGAATGCGAGGGTGCGGCTGCAGGACGGCGCCGAGCACGCCGGCATGTACCTCTTCACGCTCGCGCCGGTCGGCGATGCGTTCAGCGCCTCGCCGGCGCAGAGCAAGGAGTTCTACTTCCTGCAGCTCGAGAACGGCCGGTACACGGCGCAGCCCACCAACCAAGTGCTGATAGACGATCGCAGCTGGGTGGACGAGCTCAAGTGGCCGACGTTCCTTAAGCGCCAGCGCGACTGGCACAGCGCGGAGGACCGGGAATGACCATCGAGCTCGACGACTGGGACAAGGATTGGCTCGCGCGCGCGCACTCGGAATCAGAGTACCGGGCGAAGTGCAAGGAACTGATGGAGCGGTGCGCCGAGTACGGTGCCGAGCTCGAGCAGCTGCGCGGGCAGCGTGCCGGCTGCGCGTACCCGAACTGCCTCGACGGCGGCGGGCGGTGTCACACGATGTTTAAGGGCGAGTGCTCTGGACCGAAAGAGGTGAAGCCGTGAGCGACATCACCCTGCCCCGCGCTGTGGTCTGGAGATTACACGCGGCGTTCAGAGACGCGGACAAAACGATTAGGCCAAGCGGCGAGAAATCGGATTACAGCGCCGAAATCGCCGCCCTCGACGCCGCGCTCGCGGAGCCGGAGCAGAAGCCGGAGCCGGACACCATCACCATGCCACGCGCTGTAGCGGAGTTCCTGCTTGGAGGGCGCAAAGACATTCCCGCCGCGCTCGCGGAGCCGGACGCCACACACCCCGGCTACATCATCGGTTCGCATTGGCTGGAGACTGCCTATAGCCGCATCGCAGCAGGCGAGGCCGAGGCCGATGTACTGGCCGAAGTGTTGGGCGCGAGGGGATGGGCCAAGCGGGAGCCTGCGATGGATGAGCAGGTGGCCGAGGCGTACATAGCACCGGACATCGAAGGACGGTGGGCTGACTTTGAAGCAGCCTTCCGCGCCGCCGAGCGGTTCCACGGGATCAGGAAGGAGGACACATGACACGCGAGGAAATCATGCACATGGCGCGGGAGGCTGGAGTACGGATGGACTATATATTCGACTCCGGCACGACACGCTGGATTTTACAGCCGGGGCTTATGCGCTTCGCCGCCCTCGTCGCAGCAGCCGAGCGGGAGGCACAATCCATCCACACCTGCCCCCCTGACTGCCAGAAGCCCCCGTGCGTGAACAGGCGGCGCGAGATTGCGGCTGCGGTCGAGGCCGAGCGGGAGGCGATTTGCCCGATTGTTTTCGGGCTTTGCGTGTCGGACAACAACGCGCAGGAAATCGTTAACGCAATCCGTGCGAGGGGGAGCAATGGAAAAACCGCCTGACTTTGACGCCTTCTTCCGCCTGCTGCGCGACGCGATCATCGCGGCGATCGGCATCCTGCTGTTCTGCGCGCTTCTCGTGGAGGTGATGACATGAGCGACCCCATCAACCCGAACCATTACAAGGCCGGCGAGATCGAGTGCATCGACGCCATCGAGGCGCAGCTCTCGCCGGCGGAGTTTCGCGGATACCTGCGCGGGCAGGTGGCGAAGTACAACTGGCGACTGGGGCTGAAGGATTCCGTGGAGCAGGACGCCAAGAAGATGCTCTGGTACGCCTCGATGCTGGCCGGCGTGGACCCGAGAAAGCGCTAGACCGCTTCTCCCCGGAACCACGCCTCCCCTCCATCGACCACCACGATCTCGGGCGGCAGGAGCCGACCCTCGCGGAACGTGAGCACCGCGAAGCCCGACGCCCAGTTGAGCGGGCCCGCCTCGACGTAGGTGAACTGCGGGCCGCCGACGTCGGCCATCGTGCCGGTGTCTACGCCGTATCTACGGCCGCGGTAGTCGGCCCACGGGGTCACCTTCAACTGGTGGAGATGGCCGTGGACGTAACTCACGCCAGCCTTGAGCGTGGAGTTGATGGCGGCGTGGATGCCGCCCACGACCGGGCGGTGCCGGATGCAGACCCAGCCGTCGGTCTTGGCGTTGAGGTGCAGCGCCCAGCCGGCGCGCCACTTGGGCAGGAAGTCGAGCAGCGTCGAGCCCGGCATGCCCTCGACTTCAGCGACGCGGCTTGAGAGCATGTTCTCATAACGAGCGTCATGGTTTCCGATGGTCCGAATGAGCTTGGCCTTGCCTGCCGCTCGCTCGATCTCGGCGCACCGATCCTGCACGGCGTGGATCTCGTCCTTCAGCTGCGGCTGCTGTTCCCACATGATCCGCGGGTGGCGGCTGATGCGCGCGCCGTCGAGGATGTCGCCGTTGAGCACGATCATGGCGGGCTTGAGCGCCTTGGCGAGACGGCAGAAGGCCTCATGCGCGACGGTGACGATGCCGGGCCAGTAGTGGCAATCCGACGCGACCAGCACCACGCCGTCCGCGACGGTGTCGTGCATCTCGCCCTCGTACTTCTCGGCGCGTTCTGCGGCGAGGGCGTTGGCGCGGCGTCCGGCGAGGCTCTGCTCTCCCGTGCCGCGGATCGGGTTGATTGCCTCGAGCGCCATGCCGTATTTCGCCTCCATCGACCGGCGGCGGCTATAGACGCTGCGCAGTCCGATGTTGAGCGCCTTGGAGACGAGCGTGGCCTTCTTGAGCCTCCGCCAGGCGGCGATGAACTCCTGATCCGATGCGGTCAGCGGCACGGCTTGGCTCCAGAGTCGAAGGTCGTCAGGGACTGATGGAGCAGGCTCGCCAGGTTATCCACGAACACCTCGTCGTGTGACAGGGGATGGTTCATCTCGTCGAGCAGCGCGTGCGCCCACTCGTGGCAGAAGGTCTGCTGCAGCTCGGTGTCCCCCTGATCGCCACGCAGGTCGATGCGGTGACAGGTCGGGTCGTACATCCCGACGGTGTTCATCGAGTGTGGCCATCGGGTGCGCGGCATGATGCGCACGGTGAGCTGATGACCGTGCAACTGGAACCGACGCGGGATCTGCAGCCGCTCATGGCGGCTGGTGCGGTCAGTCTTGCGGCGGGCGGGTGCCTGCTTGGACATTGGCTGCGCCTCCCGTTTGGGTGCGGCGAGTGTAGCCTCAATCCTCTGGGCTTAACAAGCCGGGGCCGGCGGCCTGCGTTCCCGCAGCCATTGATCTGGATGTGGCGGCCACATCCTGCGCCCGCAACTCTCCCTTCGCCTTGAGGCGCGCCAGTCGGTTCAAGAACTCACGCTGCGCGGTTGGGTTGTCGAAATTCGTCAACTGCCGGGCAATCTCGGCGCGTGTGTTTTCGTTCACGCCGGAAATCACCCTGTCATATGCCGACTTTATCCCGCGCACCACGTTTTGAATGGTTCCGCTCGTGGCGACATCGGCCATCGTATCGACCGCCGTGTCTGCCGCCTCTGCCAACTTTTCAGCGGTCTGCGAGTTGCCGCGCAGGAAGGCATTGGTCTGCGCTGCGGTTCTCTCGGCGGCTATGCGACCCTGCAGGGCCGCCCGCCTCCTTTCCGGCGTGGCCGCCTCGAGTTTCGCGCGTGCGGCAGGGCTGCCCGCTACGGCGCGCAGGACATTGGGCTGCGACACGATGTCTGGCATCCCCTCGATGTTCTCGCGCAGCGCTTCGGTCACGCCGCGCTGGTACCACTTGCGCTGCGCAGGCGATGCCCCTTGCATCATCGCGGTCACATCCTGCAAGGATGCTTGCGGGAATTGCGCGCCGGCCTCCAATGCCTCACGCGCCTGCGCGGGGCTGGCGTAACTTGCGCGCGCGCTGGAGTAGATGTTGCCGCCCGGAGCGACATCCGCGGCGGAGAGCAACTGCCGACGCAGAGCGTCTACGATGTTGCGCTCCTCTCGCGTGTCTATGGTTACTGAGTCCGCCGGGCGCGGCCCCATCTGGAACTGCGGCTTGAGGATCTCGTCTAGGTTCTGCTTGATGCGGTCAACATCTCGGAATGTCGGAAGTCGCCGCAAAGCACCGGCGTCATCGTACAGCGGGTCCACGGAGCCGCCCCACCCGCGCCGGGCAGTTTCGCTCCTGCGCACGATGTCGCGCACGCGGGGGATGCTGAACAGGGACAGCAGTTGCGGCTCCGAGAGCGGCGGCAGCCCCTCGAGCTGGCCGTAGAAGGGCGCAGACTCTGCGCGGGCTTGCGTGATTAACTCATCCGCGCGCGCCTCGGCGTTGCCCGTGCTCTTTCTGCCCGTGGCGCGCTCTACCATGCTCACCACGCGACCGGGCTGCGCCGCAGCGCGCCGCTCCAGCTCGCCTTGGATGATGGCGCTGCCCTCGCCGGGGAGCGTGCGCACCCCGCGCGCGAGGCGCTGCACGGGCTGGCCGCCCACGTCCACAAGGCCGAGCGGCACGCCCAGCCGACGCGACTGCTCGAGCTGCATCGCGGCGACGTCCGGTGATACGCCTCCGGCTTCCATCGCCCTGAGGATCTTGGCCTCTGCGGCCGTGATCGGCGCCATCGGGCTGGCCTCCGGCGTGAGCGGAGCCATCGGCGACACGCCGCTTCTGCCGAGGCCGAGGGCGTCCGTGACGCGCTTCAGATACGGGGATGCCAAGTCGGACAGGCTGGCAACGGACTGCATCCCGCCGCCGACCGCGCCGCCGATGCCGGCGCCCAACAGGCCGCCAAACGCCGCGCCCGCCGTGCGCTCGTCCGGGTTGGCCGTGAGGCCGCCCGCCAAAATGCCGGGAACGACTCCGACGCGCGCGCCTTCGCGCACGGCCTGCCCGACGGTCTGCACGCTCCGCGCCGGCGCCCCGCCGCCGTAGAGTGCGTTCATCGTGAGCTGCAGGGCGCGGCCGCCCGCCGCGCTGCCGCCTGCCACGCCGCCCGCAATCGTGCCAGGGCCGGGTGCGGTTAGAGTTCCGGCGCCGGCCCCGCCGAGCGTCGCCATGATCACGGGCGTCACGGCCCCGAGCCCGGTTGCCGCGGCAGAGATGTATGGGTTCTGCGACTGGAACGCTTCACGCTCACGACGCTGCCGCTCAAGAGAGGCGCGGTAGTCGCCGCCCGCCGCAGCCTCGGCGGCGGCCAGCAATTCATCCGCGCCCCCCAAGCTGATGCCCTGCGTGAACTGCTGGGCCACGCCCGAAATCATGCCCGGAGAGATTTTCTTAGCGTGTTGCCGATACGCCTCTTCTGGCGTCGCGGCTTCGTAAATCTCTCCATCTATTCTGTACTTCGGCATTTTTATCTCCGACGAGTCGGTGAGGGAAGGTCGATTATCCCGTCTTGATTTGGTTCGCGGCTGATTACTGAAGGCGGCGGAGGCGTGAAGTATTGGAATGCCTTGCCAGACCCCATAGCCATGTTCAAAATTTGCTGATCAAGGGACTGCATTTTCAACTTGATGTCTTCTTCTGTATCACCCGGCCAAGGAAGATACATCGGGCCATAGTTGGTCCACTCGTCGTCGGTAATCGCCGCGCCGGATTCTTTGCGCAGAATGGCCGCCAAGACCTTGCGGCCCTCGGTATAGAATCGACGGCCCTCTGGAGTTGCAAAGCTGCGCGGCACAAGTGTATTGGAAAGGCCACCCAAAACACCCTCAGATGGCGGCCCTGCGGCGGCCTTGTCGCGCTGGGTCGGCTTGTATCCAGACCTCAAAACTTCAGCCATCACGGGCAAAGAGCTGACCATCGTCGTGGTGTAAAAGCGCGACTTTTCCTCTCCTTCCGTCAGCTTTGGGAAGTCGCCCTGCGGGAAGCTGAAGCCGGGAACGGCGGGCGCAGCGCCGGCAGCCGGTAGGGCCCCGGGTGTGGTTGCCTGCGGCGCACCGCCACCGCCTCCCCTCGCGCGCGCGCCGGGCTCCATTCCCACCTTGAACTCTTCGCTACTCCCGTCGCTGAAATAGGCGATTACTCTATCTCCAAGCCTTATCTCGTTGATAAGGGTCCTGGGCCCCGGCGCCTTGGCCGGCGTCGTAACTTTGCCGGTCAGTCGATTGACGACCGAGCCGCCGACGATGCTCCCGAGGGTGCCCTCGATGGCGAGCTTGGCGAGATCCGGCGCCATCTGGCCGAGGTCGCGCCCCGCCTGGGAGCTGTAGAGCTTTGCTAGGGCGTCCCGCGGGTCTTGGCGGTACCGCGAGGTCAGCTCGCCGCCCTCGCCGCCAGGGAGGCTCTCGAGCCGCCCGGCAGAGCCACCAAAAAGACGCCCCACCACCTGCGGCATCAGCGCCTCGGCGGCGGCATTGCGGCGCGCGTCGTCTGCGGCCTTACGCTCTGCGGCGCGGCTGGCGCGCATGGCAGCAAGCGACTCGTCGCCCGAGCCGGGTGACAAATAGTTGCGGCCAATCGAGCCCAGCAAGCTCAAGGTCGCCCGGCGGCGATCGTCTTCGGTCATGGACTCGGCGTCCTCGCCAAGCAGCCCGCCGATGTAGCGGCTAAAAAATCCGGGCTTTTTTGTTTTCTCTGCCATGTTCGTGGTCCTCAATCAAAGAGCAGGCCGCGCGTCTTGCGGCCGCCATAAGTGCTGTACATCTTGCGGTAGATATCAAGCGGATTGGCGCCGGTGGGCTCGCCCACCTTGGCCCTAAAGGTCGGCGTCAGGTCCATCTCTTCAGCGTCTTCGCTTTGCGCGGCAAGGCGCATGATTCCGCGCTCTACGCCGGTGCCCTCTGCGTACCGCGTGCCGTAGCGCTTGAACATCTCTTCGTCGGCGTCAATCCTGCGCTGCGCCGCGCGGTCCGTCAGCTTCTTGAAAAAGTCCACCTCACGCCCTCCCGCGGCGCTTGCCGCCGACCTTCTTGTCCAATTCCTTCACGGCCTCGGTGAGCAGCCCCACCACCTGCGGCAGATCATACTGGCGCATGTCGTCCGACTCGCGCCGCGAGACGGCCTCGGGCATGGCGCGCTCGACGGACTGGGCCGACATGCCCATGTCCTCCTCGCCGCCCCTGTCCTCGCCCTCGTTCTCGCCGTATCCGTCCTCCCACTCGAACTCGATGCCCTTGAGGCGGCGCACCTTGTCGAGCGGGTTCTTGATGCCGCCGATGTTGCGCTTCATGCGCTCGTCGGAGCCTGGAATCGCAGCAGCCAATCGCATACCAATATCAAATGGCGACTGGCGACCCGTCACGGTCCCGGTCTGGGTCACGTTGTACGGCGACGCCGACACCGCGCCCTGCCTGATCGCGAGCTGCTGCAGCGGGTACTGCTGCCGCCGCTGCCACTCCTCCTGCTGCCGGTTGAGCATCTCTTGGAAGAGGTTCTGCTGCTGCGCACCGAGGCCCATGAGCGCCTGCCCGGCGCCGTACCTGTTCTGCAGCGCCGTCTGGCCGAGGTCGGCCAACTGCCGCCCGGCGCCGAGCTGGAACTGCGCGCCCTGCATCCCGGCGGCCTGGTTGGCAAGCGCGGCCCGCATGGCGGCATCTTGGTTCATGCCCTGCGCCTGCAAGCTCAACTGCTGACCCTGCATTCCGGTCTGCTGGTTGGCAAGCGCCGACTGCATCTGCTGCTGCGAGTTGAAGCGCGCCTGTTCAGCAGACATCCCTTGCGCACGCAGCTGGTTCTCAAGGTTCTGCCGCTGCGCCTCCATCTGCTGCTGTATGTTGAACTGCTGCGCCTGCATACCCATCTGCTGACCCTGCATACTAGCCTGCTGGTTCGCAAGTGCCGCCTGCATGGCCGCTTGCTGGTTCGACTGCCCGGCGGTAAGCCCCATCCGCTGTGCATCCAGCGCGGCGGCCTGGTTCGCCTGCTCGGCAGACAGGCCCATCTGCATGTACTGCTGCACCGCCTGCTGGTTGGAGAGGCCCGCACGCATCTGCTGCTCAACATTGAACTGCTGCGCGGTTGAGCCTAGGCGCTGCGCCTCAAGCGTCGCCTGCTGGTTGCGCCCGGAGGCGTCGAGCATGGCGCGCTGGTTCGCCTCCTCTGCCGAGAGTCCCATCCGCATGTAGTCCTGCACCGCCTGCTGATTGGCGAGCCCGGCGCGCATTTGCTGCTCGACGTTGAACTGCCCGGCGGTGAGCCCAAGACGCTGCGCCTCCTGCGCGGCAGCTTGGTTGCGCGTCGCCGCGTCCATCTGCGCGCGCTGGTTCGCCTCCTCGGCGGAGAGCCCCATCTGCATGTACTGCTGTGCCGCGGCTTGGTTGGCGCGCTGCGCCTCGATGGCAGTCTGCACGTTGGTCGTCTCGGCCGTGAGCCCAAGCCGCTGAGCGTCGAGCGCCGCCTGCTGGTTGCGCGCGGCCGCGTCGGCCATCGCCCTCTGGTTGGCCTCCTCGGCCGACAAGCCCATGCGCTGGTAGTTCTCGACCGCAGCCTGGTTGGCACGATCGGCCTCAAGCGCCGCCTGTACGTTCGCCTGCTCGGCCGTGAGGCCGAGGCGCTGCGCCTCCTGCTGCGCCTGCTGGTTGGCGAGCGCGGCGCGCATCTGTGCGTCGATGTTTGCTTGTCCCGCCGTGAGCCCGAGCCGCGAGAGTTCGAGGTCGCGCTGCTGGTTCGTGATCTGCCCGCGCTGGGCGAGCTCCATCACCTGCTGCGCCGCCGCCTGGTTGGCGAGCC